CAACTGGGATTTCTATTCTACTATCGCCATAAAAACAGAAAAGCTAAACGAGTATTCACCAGACAAAAAAGCTGAGAATTACCTTAGAAAGCTTGCGCCTAAAGTAAGAAATAAAGCAAAAGCTTACGCTCTTGGTATTCCTTACGGAATGGGAGCTTACGCGCTAGGAAAAAACCTAGACATCTCTACTAAAGACGCTAAAGTGCTTGTTGAAGGTTATTTGAATGGATTTCCTGAATTGAGAAATTGGATGGAAGAATCAGCTAAGTTTGTAAAAGAAAACGGTTACATCCAAACTCAAGTAGGAAGGATAAGACATCTACCTAGAGTTAAGCAGATCTACGATAGAGTTGGTGATGGAATGCTAGATTACAATTACGTTAAGCAGTTAGAAAGGGAACACGGAGTAGAAGCCATCAAAAGCGTTAAGAGAGACTTCGTCAATGGAGTAAATAACAGTAGAAACGTACAGATTCAAGGTCTTGCTTCTTCTATAGTAAATAGAGCAGCAATTGCTATCAATAGAAAGTTTAAAGAAGCTGGTATCAATGGTTGGGTGTGTGCGCAGATTCATGACCAGATCATATGCGAAGTAGAAAATGGCAAATCCGAAGAGTGCGCTAAGATAGTCCAAGATTGTATGGAGAATACTACCAAACTTAGTATCGCATTAAAAGCACCACCAGCAATCGCCCATAACTGGAGAGACGGTCACTAGAGAATAAATTTTTTCTCTTGAACGAAAGTTATATATATTTATAGATAACAAAGAGGTACTGTGAGTAGGCCTCAAGTTACGAAAATAAACAATTATAAACCGTTCACCGTAAGGGAACACAAAACTAAACATCATGGGAATATTAAGACCATTTGAGCTAGATCCATTTGACTTGCTCTGGAAAGACCTCTTCGAATCAGCACCTCACTTTTCTGCAATTACGCAGAAAATATCACATCCAGTAGACATTTTTGAAACAGAAGACGGCATTCGATTTGAAGTAGCCGCGGTAGGCCTCGACAAACAAGATATCGATATCATTGTCGATGGAGACCAGTTAAGAATCACGTACGAAAAACCAAACAGACCAGAAGAATCTCCTATTTACAGAGGTATTAAGAGATCATCTTTTAATCTGACTTGGAAAATTTCGACTAAATTTGATTTAAGTAAGTTAGAAGCCACCTTAGATATGGGATTGCTTATTCTAAGTATTCCTACCGCAGAAGGTAAAGCCGTAAAACAAATAAAAATCAAGTAAAAAACAGGCCTACTCACAACCTTAGTTATGTTTTCAATACCAATAAACTTCATACGCGTAAACGACGGGCTCTTTAGAGTCATGAGAACTTTTAAAGAGGACCATGTAAAAAATGTAGATGGCTTAAAAGAGCTACTCCACGTAGATATAGTTTTCCGTAAAGATGGATTGTTGTATTTTTGTAATATAGTGCAAGATTTAGAAATTATAAATGAATAAAAAATGAGTAGTATTAAACCGCTTAATGGCATCATTGTCCTCAAAAAAGTAGAAGAGGAAGAACAAACTTACGGACAAATCGTAATTCCTGATATGGGAAAAGAGAAACCAGAACTTGGAATAGTAGTAGAAACATCTGACACTTATAACTGGCACAATGACAATTATTATAGGTCCAAAGTGCAAGTTGGAGATAAAGTGGTCATTCCTAAAATGGGATCAATGACTATATCTCAAGACGGAGAAGATTATATCCTTATTAAAGAAACAGAAATTTTAGCAGTAATCGAAAATAACTAATTATGAGTGTAACAAAAAATGTGTTCGGACAAGAACTAAAAGAAAAATTACTCGCTGGAGTAGAAAAGCTTAATGCGTCAGTATCTTCAACTTTGGGACCAGGCGGTCGTACAGTCTTGATTAGAGAGCAAAGCGGAGAAGTAAAAGTCACAAAAGACGGTGTATCAGTAGCAAAAGCTTTCCACAAACTAGAAGACGATATCGAAGATCTTGGAGCTCAATTAGTAAAACAAGTATCTATCAAGTCTGCAAATGAAGCTGGAGATGGTACTACCACTTCTACTCTTATCGCAACAGAAATGATCAAAGCAGGACTCAAAGAGATTCGTCAAGGATCAAATGCAGTAGCGATCAAAAAAGAAATCGATAAGATCGTTAACGAAATGGTAGAAGAGATTAAGAAAGTAGCAATCGATGTGTCTACTGAAGATCAAATCAAGCAAGTAGCCACCATTTCAGGCAACAACGACGAAGAAGTTGGTAATCTTATTGCTTCAGCTATCGATGCAGTTGGTAGGGAAGGAGTAGTTACTATCGAAGAATCCAAGACTGGAGAAACAAGCCTTGAAATCGTTGAAGGTATGCAGTTCGATCGTGGATACAAGTCGCCTTACTTTGTTACAAACAACACGACAATGCAAGCTGGACTTGACAATCCTTACATTCTAATCTACGATGGTAGGATCTCAACTGCTCAAGAGTTGCTGCAAGTATTGACCAAAGCCAATTCAGAGAATCGACCTCTTTTGATTATTTCAGAAGATATCGGAGACGAAGCGTTGGCAACTTTGATCGTAAACAAAATGAGAGGCATCGTTCAAGTCTGCGCAGTAAAAGCACCAGATTTTGGAGAAAGAAAGACTTTGATCTTGGAAGATATCGCTATCCTTACTGGAGGCCAAGTTATCTCTAAAGACAAAGGTCACAAACTCGATAAGATCACTACAGCTCAACTTGATCAGTTCCTTGGTTCTGCAAGAATCGCTACAGTTTCCAAAGACGATACTACCATCGTAGATGGCAAAGGATCGGAAGAAGCAATCGAAGCAAGAGCAGTAGAAATCAAAGATCAGATCGATAACGCAACTTCGTTCTACGAGAAGGAGAAACTGCAAGAAAGGCTTGGTAAAATTGTTGGAGGTGTAGCCATCATCAATGTAGGTGGAAACTCTGATATCGAGATCAAAGAGAAACGCGATCGTGTTGAAGATGCACTTTTCGCAACCAAAGCAGCTCTTTCAGACGGTATCGTACCTGGTGGAGGAACTGCTCTTTACAGAGTAAGTCTCAATCACAGAAAAGAAGAGAATACGAACGTTGCTATTGCAAGGGATATCGTAAGACAAGCAGCACAAGCTCCATTCATTAAAATTTTGGCTAACGCTGGAGTAGAAAATTGGTGGGAATTTACTCCTAGTGAATTAGTGGCTAGTAAAATTTATGATGCAAAAAATCACGAGATGGTAGACGCTTTCGAAGCAGGAATTATCGATCCAGCAAAGGTTGTAATTACAGCTCTCAAAAACGCAGCTTCAGTAGCAGGAACAATTCTAACCACTGAATCGGTTATCTTCGAAAAGAAGGAGAAAGACGAAAAGTCACCAGATCCAATGGCAGGAATGATGTAAAAATAAAGAGCCCTCTTCTGAGGGCTTTTTTAGCATATTTATTAACATGAAAATGCAACTAAACGAAGTACAAAATCTACAGAAAATCGCAGGCATTCAAATCAATGAAATGTTTGGTAATTCTCCTGAAAAAGTGGATAGAAAATTAGAAGACGCTTTAGATGCTTGGGTTAAATATCACATGGATTCAGAAGGTAATGAGTCAGAAGTAAAGCAAAAAGGCATTAATATGGTTAAAGATGCAATTGATGTTTACTTAGGTGGGAAAATTGATCCAGATGATTTAGAAGATCAATTTGACGATGTCATGAGTAAAGTAAAATAAAAAATAAGTGAAGCCCTCTTCGGAGGGCTTTTTTATGTCACTTACTTTTTAAATTTTCTAAAGGCCTAGGAATTGATTATATTTATAGAAAATAAAGTTATGTCAAAATACGCACTAGTTTCTATGATGGGAAACGTTGGCTCTACCTTAAATTCACAAGGAGGGGGGTATGGTCTCATCGCTACAAAGATGATTAAAGATTTCTTTCCTGAAGATCAAATCGACGTAAACGTTAGTCCTGAAAAATGGAACGATTATGATGCTTTGTTCGTTTGCGAAGGAGTCAACTTCGTTCCTGGATCTTTTAATGTGCCAGGAGGACCGCAGCCATTACACTACGAAAAGATGAAAGCGATAGGAAACTATAAAGGGATTGTAAAGTTTATCAACAACAAGTTCGACTTCGAGGGATTCAATAAGAGACTTAAAATCGAAGATCTAAACTTTCCTGATGGTAACTTTGTGGAACTTTTCATGAGCTATGGAAATCGATCAAGAAAAGCAGTCGTTGGAGATTCTCATGCCTTATCAGTATGGAGACCAAAATATGCTTTAGACTTCACACCTGGTCGCACTTTACATGGATTTCTTAAGCGCAATACTCCAGAATTGATGAACGAGGTATTTGACGAAGCAATTCTTTACTTTGGAAATATCGATCTTCGCTTTCACTTAATGAGACAAGAAAAACCTTTCTCAGCTACTGTAGACTTATTTACTCGCTACGTAGAGTTTGCAAAACAATTGAATAACGTTACCTTAGTAAACCTACTTCCAGTAGAACACGAGTCTAGAAAGATACCTGGCACTGGCTTATACAAAAAGCAACCTTTCTTTGGAACTAGATCAGAAAGAATGGAACTATGGGAAACAGCAAACAAAATCATGAACGAATCGGGACTTAAGACTATTCAATGGCCAGAAGAGTGGGTCGACGAAGATGGTACAAAGATGCTAGATATACTAGAGATGAAACAGTCTGTGCATCTTAAACCAAAACACTATCCCTTCCTAAACGAAATACTATAACATGTTCATAAACAAAACAAAAGGAGATTCTAACCTTGATCTCGCAAACGGTAGAAGCTTAGAGTATTACTTAGATCTTACTAAAGACTACAAACACGACTTCACTTTTACTATTAAAGATATCGAAGGATTCAAAGTAATAGACGATGGTGAGTTTCTTTACGGTAGCAAAGCTAAAATGGCTGACTTCTTTATTTCGCAAATTAAAGAAGATGCTATGGTTTACGTAGCGCCGCGTACAGGATACGCTCCGTTCTCACTCTGCTATCTTGCAAAGAAGTATAATAAGAAACTATATCTCGTAATGCCAGCGTCTAAAGAAGCTTCTGAGCATCAGAGGACAGCTATCGAATACGGAGGAATTCCAATCTTTCTAAGGATACCTGCCATGCCTACCGCAAACATATGGGCAAAACAGTTCGCTGAAAAGATTGGAGCAAAATACCTTCCATTCGGTCTTAAACACGAGATGGTGGTAGCTGGTGGAGTTAGAATCTTTCACGACAACTTTAAAGACATAGACATACAAACTATGTGGTCGGTTATGTCTACTGGAGTCCTATCTAGAACGTTACAGATAGCGCTACCTAACACCAAATTTAACGCCGTTGCAGTCGCTAGAAACATTCAAGACGGAGAACTTGGTAGAGCCAAATTCTATACTCACTCAAAACCTTTCTTAAAAGAAGCCAAGATCATACCACCATTCGATTGTATTAGAACATACGATGCAAAAGGATGGGAGATATTAAAAGAAAATGGTAATCCTGGAGATTGGTTTTGGAACGTGGCCGCAAATATGCCTAAACCAAGTCTTAAAGTAGAAGACGTAGATTCTGATAGGGTTTGGGGTGACCATAAAGATATGAAGCAGTATTTCAAATAGTTTTAGTAAATTAGTGTTATGAATATATTAGAAGAAGCAAATAATATAGTAAATAAGCGATCAGAAGAGAAGTCTCGTATGTACGGTCCTTTCTCAGAAGGTATGGATCGTGCAGCTATGATCATGAGAGGCATGACTGGCAAAGACATTACTGGAGAAGATATGTATGCAGCTCTAGTCGCCTTAAAGCTATCAAGACATTCCTATAATTACAAAGAAGACAACCTCTTAGATGCAGTAGCATATTTAGGAGCATTAGACAATCACATAAAAGAAAAACAAAATGATGTTAAGTAACGAATTTCAACCAATTAGAGACTGGGCGCAAGAACGCGGAATTTACGAAAAGGGAGATGCAAAAACACAGTATATTAAATTACAAGAAGAAGCTGGAGAATTGGCTAAAGCAATCCTAAAAAATGATGAAGAGGAGTTTATTGACGCTATTGGAGATTGCGTAGTGGTTCTTACAAATCTAGCTGCGCTTAAAGGTTACAAAATCGAAGATTGCATCAATTCAGCTTACGATGTTATTGCTAAGCGCAAAGGAACAATGGTTGGCGGTACATTTGTAAAAGAATCTCTATAAAATATGGCAACGAGTGTTAAAGAAGCTATGGTTGAAAGAAAAACCAAGCAAATTAAATTAGACTCGGTTTTCATGAACATAACTAAAGAGGTAGCTACGCTATCTCACTGCGTCCGATTTAAAGTCGGCGCAGTTTTAGTTAAAGATGGTAACATAATTTCAATGGGATACAACGGTACCCCAGCTGGTATGGATAACTGTTGCGAAAGAGATAATGTTACTCTACCGCATGTGATCCACGGAGAAGTTAATGCTATTCTTAAAGCAGCCAAAACAGGAACTTCCGTAAATGGTGGAACTTTATATCTAACCCTGTCTCCATGTCTTGATTGCTCGAAACTGATACTTCAGAGTGGAATAAAAAGAATTGTTTATTTAAATGAATACAGAAATAGAGACGGTATTGATTTTTTAAAGCAATTTATTTCGGTTGAACAATATTTATTATAGATAGAAAGTTGCTACTACCAACAATCTATAATAAACGTATTGGTCCTTTAAACTTGGGAAGGTAGTAGCTCCCTAGTTTTCTGGACCTTTTCTTTTTATGAATTATAAATTAATATATAATAATATCATAAATAAAGCTAGATTAGAGAATAGATATAAGTTAAATAAACACAACGCTAGTTATAGATATTATGAAGCACATCATATAACACCTAAGTGCATTGGAGGAAAAGGAAAAGCATCAGATTGGAGATGGCATGAAAATATAGTATTGTTGACTCCAAGAGAACACTTCATATGCCATTGGCTATTAACTGAGATATATCCCAATAATATAAAATTAGCGTCTTGTTTTTTTAGATTTTGCCAAGGAAGACAAAAATATCATCAAGGACAAAATTACTATAGACCTTCTTCAAGAATGTATGAATATGCTAGAAATAAGATCATTACGATAGGTATCTCTGATGAGACCAGAAATAAAATGAGAATTAGCAAATTAGGAGATAATAACCCTATGAGGAGACCAGAATTATCAGGCAAAAATCATCATATGACTAGACCTGAAGTGAAGAAAAAGGTTACAGGGCATAATCACTATAGATCTAAATCTGTTAAGCAGTTATCATTAGATGGACAATTAATTAAAGTATGGATTTCACCGAGCGAAGCCGCTAAAACTTTAAACTTCAATCAATCCAATATCACAGCTTGTTGTTTAGGTAGGTATAAATCCTCTATGGGGTATAAATGGGAGTATGTTTAATACTAAAAACTTAAATTTTAATTATAAAATAAATAATCGTAAATTTAATATAATATGATACAGAATAATCATTTTAAGACACCAACTGCTGCATTCGAAACAGCTTATCATTACATAGAAGCTAATGGTAAACCTTTTTCTGGCACCAAAGCTATATTCAATAGTTCATTTACCATTGAGAATCCTCTAGAGTCAGTGATCACTACTCCTATTAGAAAGTTCAATAAAGAATATTCTGACTACGAGTGGGATTGGTATTTATCTGGTAATAGAGATGCTTTCGCTATATCTGAAAGAGCTAAGATATGGAAGCAAATGTTTGTTGGAGACACTACAGAAGTCAATTCTAATTACGGTTACTTTTGGAACTATAATAATCAATTAGATAGAGCCATAGACGAGTTAAAATCGAATCCAGCTTCTCGTAGAGCTATCGTTGTGCACTATGATATAAACGAGCTAGACAGGTACAAGTACGATACTCCTTGTAACGATGTACTTAACTTCTATATCGAAGACGGTAAACTAGAACTTACAGTGTTCGCTAGGTCTATAGATCTTTGGTTTGGCTTCGCAAATGATCAGTACTGCTTTTCTAAACTGATGGAATTAGTTGCAAATAGATTAGATTTACAGGTAGGTAAAATGCACTTTTTTATAACAAATCTACATATTTATGAAAGACATTGGAATAAATTTTAAAATATGGCTTATGTCTATCGACATATAAGATTAGATAAGAATCAAGTATTCTATATTGGAATAGGAGAAGATGATGGTGGAGCTTATAAAAGGGCTCATAATAAAACAAGAAGATCAAGTTTATGGAAAAATGCTACTAAGAATATAGAATATACAGTAGAAATAGTCATAGATAATATATCTTGGAAAGAGGCTATAGAAAAGGAAAAAGAGTTTATAGAGTTGTATGGAAGAGTATGTGAAAATTCTGGTACATTAGTTAATATAACTAAAGGAGGAGATGGTGGAGACACAACAAAAAATAAAATTTGTGTCTTTAAAGAAAACGTAGAAAAAAGAATTAATCACGATGAACTAAATGATTATATAAACTTAGGATGGCAAAAAGGATTTACCGAGATCCACAGAAATAATTACTCTAAGGCTAAATTTGGTAAAAAATATTCAGAAGAAGTAAATAAAAAGAAAGGAAGACCTGGACATAAACATAAAAGTGAGACTATAGAAAAAATGAAATTGTCTCATATTGGAATAAAAAAGCCAAAAATCAAATGTCCTCATTGTGAATTATTAGGAGCTCCTTCTCCTATGCAAAGATGGCATTTTAATAATTGTAAAAATAAAAGTTATGAGCGACATTTTAACAAGTTTTAAGGACGAGCTAATACTGCTTGACAGAAATCACTTAGAAGAAAAGTTAGATCATCTATCGACCAAAAAGTACAATCGATTCCAATGGTGGAGAAGGTATCACGATGTGCAAGAACTTGATGAAAAAGCACCGATGATGAGAAAGATACTTAACGGTGATTACGATTATCCAAGTTACTTTTATCAAGCTCAACACGAAGTCTACAGAATGTCTGACGAGGTAAACGATATGCCTTACGGAGAAGATAGGATAGATCGCATTAATCTCTACATGGAGCGTTACAGGAGACTCATGGAAGACTCTGAGAAGGAAGAGAATAAAAGATTTAATGCTGTAAAGAAAAGACTGTCCAAAGAGTTCAAAATGACTCAGGAAGATCTAGAAGAAATTATGGAAACCTTTGAAGGATCAATAGAAGATTTATATTTATACTTGCAAAAAAATGAAAAGAGTAATTTATGTTAGTGCTCCTTGGTGTGGACCTTGTGGAGCTTTCAAACCGATCTTGAAAGAAGTAACCGCAGAACTAGGAATTCCAGTAGAGTACGTAGATGTAGACACGAATCCAGCGATCGCTGAACAATATGGAATTAGAGCAGTACCAACTACAATATTTTTAAATGGAGATGCGATTATTTTTAAATATAGTGGAGCAATGAGCAAATCTCAATTAAAATCTAATTTGATGGGATAAGATATTTATTGGTAAAGATTGCATGAGGTTATTTTTATCTTCTTTACTAGTATTATCATTCTTATTTTCAAATTCTCAAGACACTATTAGAATTAAACATACTGAATACACTACAGTATTTTCTAAATCATTAAAGTATCCGGTATTAGTTCAATGGTGGACTACAAAAGCTAAAGTAAGTTGCGCAGTTCCTCTAAAAAGAGTAGATAGTTTTGGACCAGATCCAATGCTATTTTCTGAAACTAATTTATTAGCTGATTATAAGGGATCAGGTCTCGATAGAGGTCACGTTACCCCGGCCGCAGACAATCTTTGTAACGGACAAAAAGTAATGGCTGAGTGTTTCTATTTTACAAATATGATTCCTCAGTATCACGCTCTAAATGCTGGAGATTGGAAAACTTTAGAAACTTTGACAAGAACTATAGCAACTGAAAAAGATTCTGTAATGGTTTGGGCAGGAGCAATAGGAGATCAAAAGAAAATAGGAAGAGTATCAGTTCCTACAAAATGTTGGAAAGTTATATATGTGAAAAAGGATAAAACCTATCATTGCTATGTATTCAACAACATTGTAGAAAAACAAACAGGACTTGAATCAAAAAAAGTGACAATAGAAGAGGTGAAAAGATTAACAGGATTCACATTTGTACTATAAAGATAAATTGTTTATTTTCATCATATTGTTTTAATTTTATTGATAACTACTGTTATGGCAAAGAAAAAAGTCGCTATTAAGACTCCTATTACTACTTGGTCCTTGAATCCTGTATTCATTAGATATCGACTTAAAAAAACTAATACTAGGTTTTATTTGCTACCTACAGTCGTATTTATTCATAATCACGATGAGAATTTTTTCGATCATTGTACTTACGATTACTGGAAAGTAATTTTTAAGTTCGCAATATTTGGAATAGGCATCTCTCTAAACAAGGATGTTAATTTCTAAAACAGTTCTTTAACTTA